TGCTCCTCCAATGCCTAATACTCAAACTGATACCATTTCTCAATTAAAATCATTTGTGCAGAAATTTCTTAATAACAACTTAATTCCTTTACCTAAAATACTAGACCATGAAGCCATTTTTAACAATTGGCTTGATGAATCACACTATACTTTATCTCGTAAATTACAATTAATTAAAGTTTTCTGCTCTATTAATCATATTAACTACATGCTTCCTCATAATGCTTATTTAATTCGTAGCTTCATCAAGCGAGAATTTTATATAGAACATAAAAACCTTCGGTTCATTAATTCACGATCTGATTTATTCAAAGTCCGATTGGGACCTTTTATACGTCTTATTGAGAAACAATTCTTTTCCTTACCTAATTTTATCAAGTATCAAGAAATCACTAACTCACCATTGTTAATTTCACGCTTGGCTAAGTTCAAGTATCATTTACAAACTGATTACACCTCTTTTGAATCAGGTTTTTCCCCCACATATGTTGATGTGGTTGAGTGTGCACTTTTTCGTTACATGTTTCAAAATAATCCTGATATTTTACATGATGTTCTGCGCTGTTATTACACTAAACAAGGCAATTTAATCACTCCTCGAATTGAACGAATGCGAGATGCCCGCATGCATTATCGTTGCAAAGTTATGGGCACACGAATGTCAGGCGAGATGTGGACTTCTCTTGGCAACTCTTTCTCTAATCTAATTAATATGTTATACATTTGTTCTGTCAAGAATATACAAGTTGACGGAATAGTTGAAGGAGATGATGGAATCTTTGGACTTGATTCCGATGACATCAAACCCATTGATTTTGAGTGTCTTGGATTTAAAATTAAAATTAAATATCTTAAAAATCTTGATGAAGCGTGTTTTGTCGGTATCCATTATAATTCATTTGATCTCAAACCGTTAGTCGGAATTCATGGAGTAGTACGTATTGGGTGGAATCTCCATCCCCAATATTTTCACAGTAAACCAGAAAAGCAAGCAGAACTATTATTAGCACGTGCTATGTCACTTTATTGTTTAGGCAAATATACCCCCATTGCAGGTGTTCTTTCTTCATATCTTATTCGTG